TGTATGTGATCAACTAAATGTGTAGGTATTTCAGAATCTTGCCAATTTTTATATACACCTTTTGGTGCAATAATTAAGGCACCATTAATTTTTCCCTTATCGTAAAGCATGGCTATATTATCTATCAATACTTTTGATTTACCTGTACCCATTTCCATAAAATAAGCATATGCCTTTTTATTCCATGATTTTTCCAATGCTGTAATTTGATGAGCATAGGGTTTTGTTTTAAATTTATAGTTCATAATTTATTTCTTAACTTTCTATTGACTTATATATCATAAAGTTTATATTGCTGTCAATGTCAGAAAGCATTAATTATAAAAATATTAAAGAAACTCCGTCTACTGTATATGTAATACAAGAAATTGCAGGCACTAGAGATGGTAGACCAAAAATAAATATTATAGGTGCATCACAATACGGTGCGTTTAAATTTTTATTACCAGAGTTATCTCAAATAATATTTTCACCTGGTCCTCTAATTACAAAATTAAGACAAGGTCTAAAAGATTATAAATCTAAAGATTATTTATTGCTTACTGGCGATCCTGCTATAATAGGAGTTGCATGCTCTATTGCGTCTGATATGACTAATGGAAAATACAATGTATTAAAGTGGGATAAACAAGAAAGAAGATACTATCCAATAGCAATTAACTTATATGAAAGAGGAGAAATAAATGAGTAATGAAAAGTTACAAGATATGTTTATTGAGGACGCACCTCAAGACGTAAATAATTTAAGCGGCGTAGAAAATTTATCCGAATTAGTTATTAAACTACAAAAATTAGAAGACGAAATAAAAGAAGACGAAGAACGTCTTAAATTAAAAAAACAAAACGCGGACAAATTATCAGAGATAGCAATTCCAGAGATTATGGATTCATTAAAAATGAAGACTATGAAATTAGCTGATGGATCTGCAATAGAGGTAAAAGAAATTTACAGCGCTACTATACCAATAGATAAAAAAGAAGGCGCTTATAACTGGCTTCGAGAACATGACTTAGGTGATCTTATTAAAAATGAGATCACAGTTTCCTTTGGTCGTGGCGAAGACAACAAGGCGAGCGAATACGCAAACCTTGCAAAAGGGAATGGGTTCGAACCAACCCAAAAGTTGAAAGTCGAACCTATGACCCTTAAAGCATTGTTCAGAGAACGTTCTGAGAAAAACGAAGAACTTCCGTCTGAACATTTTAACCTGTTTAAGGGAAACAAAACAAAAATAACAAGGAGCAAATAACATGAGCGAAGAAACAAGAGACGTGACAACAAAACAAGATGGTGCATTAGCAACTTTAGACTTTGTTGCAGACTCAGGAATGGGTCTAGAGAACATTGACAAGAGTGATCTTGCATTACCTTTTCTGAAATTACTGCAAAGTGGTTCAGATGAAACAAAAAAGAAACATGCCAAATATGTGGAAGGCGCACAAGCTGGTATGTTTTATAATACAGTTACAAAAAAATTGTATGATGGAGAAAAAGGAATAGAAGTTATTCCTGTGTTCTACAAAATGACGTACCCTGAATGGGCACCTTTTGAAAGAAGAGAAGGTAGACCAATCAGTAATGATAGGGGTGCTAGCGTTATGGCAGAAACATCTCAAAACGATAAGAACAAAGATTTGTTAAAAAATGGTAACGAAATTATCAAAACAGCAAATCATTTTGTAATTATTAATGGGGAAAGACCTGAAAAGGCTTTAATGACTATGAAGTCTACCCAATTAAAAGTTAGTAGAGGATGGAATTCATTGATAGAAAATCAATTTGAAATAGATCCAAAGACTAATAAGTCTGTACCAGCACCTATGTTTTCAAGAGTTTTTAAATTAAATTCTGTAGAGAACTCAGGCAGCTTTACTTGGCATGGTTATACTATATCTATGTTAAGAAAAGTTGATGATGCAGGTATATATCAAATGGCCCGTGATTTTCACAACTCTTTAAAAAGTGCACAGTCAAAAGCTGCGTCACCTGAGGAAAATAAATCAAATTACTAGTTTCTCGTAAGAGAAATATGGGCGGTGATAGGGAGACTGAAGCCGCCCGTAATAAGGGATCATTATGGTTGACGAATTTATTAAGTTATTTACTGGTTATGAAGGCGATTTTGGTATTGCCGACATGTCCAAAACTTCTTTAGATACTAGCAAAAATAAAATAAAACCTAATTACGAGTGGGCAGGCAGACCTGTATCTTCTATTGATTACAAGAATCATTTAGAAGGTAAAATTTCTATTGGTATACAACCTTGTAGATTAAATAAGACAGTTCAATTTGGTTGCATAGATATAGATCCACCAGACTATGGTGAATTTAAAGTAGAAGAATACTTAGCATTATTTGAACAATACAAATTACCTTTAATACCTATTCTTTCAAAAAGTGGTGGCTTGCATTGTTATTTATTTTTAAAAGAACCCATACCTACAATAGATTTAATAGAGGCATTTAAATCTTTTTTACTTCCTCTAGGTTTATCTTCTACTACAGAAGTTTTTCCAAAACAGAAAGAATTAAAGGAAGATGATAAAGGAGATATTAAACCAGGTAATTTTATTAATCTACCATATTATAATAATGGTAATTCTACTAGATATGCTGTAGATAAGAATAATTCTAAACTATCATTAGAGCAGTTTATACAATTAGCTAATGAATCAAAAATAGATAAAACAAAATTAAGTGAACTAGTTGCTAGTACATACAAAGATATCCTACTAGGAACTAATGAAGAGTTTGAAGATGGACCACCTTGTCTGGCTTTGTGTTCTAAAAAAAAATTAAGCGATGGTAGAGATCGTTTTATGTATAACTACATGGTTTTTGCAAAAAAGAAATACAAAGACAAATGGCCAGATCAAGTAGCAAAAGCAAATTATAATTATTTAGAGGACCCTTGGGATAAATCAAAACTAGACAGTAAAATAGCTGCATGGAAAAAAGACACAGCAGGTCATACTTGTTATGAAGAACCTATACAATCTAAATGTATGCGTACGTTATGTTATTCCAAACCATTTGGTATAAAATCAGACGGTGTTACTACATTTCCAGACATAAAAGATTTTGCAATTATAAAATACTCAGATCCAGAATACAGATTTAATATTGTAATGCCTAATGATGACAATGTTGAGGTTACAGTGCCTAATACTAAACTTATGACTAATCAAAAAGATGTTTTAAATTTTGTGTGGGAACAGACAGGAATATATTTTGAGCCATTAAAACCAAAAGATTGGAGATCTAAATTAACTTTACTAAGAAACAATTGCCAAGAAATTACACCGCCTGCAGGAACACAGATAGCAGATAGATTAAAAGAAGAACTATATCAATATTGTGTTAATGGTCCACAAGCTATGAAAAGAAGTCAAATTAATAGTGGTGCATGTCTTACAGAAGAAACATATCATTTTTTTAGGTTTGAATCTTTTATCGAGCATCTAGGGACTAATTGGAAAATTCCAGAAGAGAGAATTGCACAGAAACTAAAAGAAAAATGTTCTGTAGAATTTGGACATTCATTAAATATAGATGGCAAAACATTAAAAGTATGTAGGGTATCACAGCTGCATTACAAAAGAATAGAACACAAATTAACAGATAGAGAGAAGTCTAATTATTAATGAGATATAAAGTTATAGGACCGCCAGGAACCGGCAAGACATATACACTTTTAAATGAAGTAGCAAACTACGTTAACAAAGGCGTACCATTAGATAAGATAGGTTATTTTTCTTTTACACGTAAAGCTGCAAACGAAGCAAGAGATAGATTTTTAAAAACAAACCCTACGTTAGATAAAAAAGATATAAGATATTTTCAAACGTTACACTCATTAGCATTTACTAGATTAGGTTTAAAAGAAGAGAATGTTATGCAAGAAGGTAATTATAAAAAAATAGGTGAGACATGTGGTGTTCAAATAAAATATGCGGCTTATGAAAAAAATGAATGGAATGGAATATTTACATCAGACAGTGAGTATTTAGGTTTAATAAGTTTAGCAAGAGTGAAACAAATTAGTGTATTAGATCAATATAATTTGAACGAACATCTTGGTAAAATTCAAAGAGATAAATTAGAGGCAATAGACAAAGAAATAAACAACTACAAAACTATTTATGGTTTAATTGATTACACAGATATGTTGGATAAATGGTTAGGATCAAAAGGAACAGCACCGCAATTTGAAGTTATATTTGTAGATGAAGCACAGGATTTATCCTTAATACAATGGTCTATGATAAAAAAATTAGAAGAAAATTATTGTAATGATGTATGGATTGCAGGAGACGATGATCAAGCTATTTTTGGTTGGGCAGGAGCTGATGTTAACTCATTTATTAATTGGAAGGCGAAACAAATACCACTAACAGAATCAAAAAGAGTTCCAAGATCAATACAACAAAAAGCATTGGATATTATAGAGAGAGTTAACACAAGATTAGATAAACAATACTTACCTAAACCTCAAATTGGTAATATATTTCAACGATTTAAGCTGGCTGACATAGAAATGACTAAAGGACAATGGCTAATATTAACAAGGACTAAATCACTATTAAAACCTATATCTGCTTTTTTAAAAAGAAAAGGTTACTTTTTTGAAAGTAGCCAAGGCAATAGCATAGGGAAAAGTTTATACGAGGACATAAATAATTTTAAAAAAATACAAGAAGGTGAGAAGTTAATAGAAGTATTAGAACAAAGAGTCAGAGAAAGATTAGATAGTAAAAAACCAGAGTTTGATAAACCTTGGTATGAAGCTTTTGTCAAAGTTCCATTCCATCAAATTGATTATATAAAATCTATGTTAACTAACGAAGAAGATTTGTCAAAACAACCTAGAATAAAAATATCTACAATACATGGAGCAAAAGGTGGAGAGGCAACTAATGTAGTTTTATATCTAAATCAAACACAAAACACTTTGAAAGGGTCTAAAAAATCAAAAGAAAAATATGATGAAGAACAAAGAGTTTGGTATGTGGGTGTTACAAGAACAATAGAAAATTTGTATTTAGTAAAATGTAAAAATAAAAAGAAGGAGTATAAAATATGACGGCATACAAAAAACAAATTGGAGGATCTCACTACAAATCGATGGCCATGCAGCCAAGTGAGTTTATAAACAAGAACAGGTTGCCTTTTGCAGAGGGATCAGCTATAAAATATATATGCAGACATGCAGCGAAAGGGAAAGAACAAGACATAGACAAAGCAATACATTATTTAGAAATGATAAAAGAGAGAGATTATAAATGATATTTAAAGCACAAACAGAATGGGTAAAACCTACTGAATTTCCAGATTTACGTCATGCTAATGAAATTGCTATTGACTTAGAAACACACGATCCAGAATTAAAAAAATTAGGTACAGGATCTATTGTAGGTAGAGGTAAAGTTGTAGGTATAGCTGTAGCTACAGATGGTTATGCAGGATACTTTCCTTTTGATCATGAAGGTGGTGGTAATTTAGATAAAGATTTAGTTATGAAATGGTTTAAAGATGTTTGTGAATCAACAGCTAACAAAGTATTTCACAATGCAATGTATGATGTGTGTTGGATAAGAGCCATGGGTTTTAAACTTAATGGTAAATTATATGACACAATGATTGCAGCATCATTAGTAAATGAAAATAGATATAGATTTGATTTAAATAGTTTAGGTTGGGATTACGTTGGCCAGGGTAAAAGTGAAGCAGAACTAAACAACGCAGCAAAAGAATGGGGTTTAGATCCTAAAGCAGACATGTGGAAACTCCCTGCATTATATGTAGGAAATTATGCACAAAGAGATGCAGAACTTACATTAGCTTTGTGGAAAGTAATGCAAAAAGAAATAAGTAGCCAGGATCTAGGGTCTATATTTAATTTAGAAACAGATTTGTTTCCATGTTTAGTTGATATGAGATTTAAAGGGGTACGTGTCGATACCGAATCCGCTCATAAATTAAAACAAAAATTAAGTGAAAAAGAAAAACAATTATTACAAGAAGTAACAAAAGAGACAGGACAAGAGTGTCAAATATGGGCAGCACGCAGCATTGCCAAAATTTTTGACAAACTAAAACTACCTTATGAAAGAACTGAGAAAACACAGGCACCATCATTTACTAAAAACTTTTTGTCTAATCATGAACATCCTTTAGTTAAGAAGATAGCAAAAGCTAGAGAAATAAACAAGGCACACACAACATTTATAGACACAATTATAAAATATGAACATAAAGGTAGAATACATGCTGATATTAATCAAATAAGATCTGACCAAGGTGGCACAGTCACTGGTAGATTCTCATATTCTAATCCTAACTTACAACAAATTCCTGCTCGTAATAAGGACTTAGGTCCAATGATTCGATCCCTTTTCATACCAGAATCAGGTTGCGAGTGGGGATGTTTTGACTACAGTCAACAAGAACCAAGACTTGTAGTTCACTATGCATCCCTAGATCAAGACACAAGTGTGTTCGATGTTAAAGAAGCTTATGAAGATGGAGATGCAGACTTTCATACCATTGTAGCTAAAATGGCAGACATACCAAGAAGCGCAGCAAAGACAATTAATCTTGGATTATTTTATGGTATGGGTAAAGCAAAGTTACAAGCAGAGTTAGGTGTAAGCAAAGATAAAGCTGAAGAACTATTTAATATTTATCATGATAGAGTACCGTTTGTTAAATCTTTAATGAAATCTGTATCTAACAGAGCACAGCAAAGAGGACAGATAAGAACTTTACTAGGTAGATTATGTAGGTTTCATCTTTGGGAACCAAATACTTTTGGTATGCATAAAGCGTTACCGTTTGAACAAGCTGTCCAGGAACATGGACCAGGCATCAAGCGTGCTTATACTTACAAAGCATTAAATAAATTAATACAAGGATCAGCGGCAGACATGACAAAAAAATCTATGTTAGATCTATACAAAGAAGGCATTGTAGCGCACATACAAGTTCATGATGAACTAGATATTTCTGTAGAATCTCCAAAACAAGCTAAAAAAATTGTTGAGATTATGGAAAATGCTGTTAAGTTAGAAATCCCAAACAAAGTAGATTACGAATCAGGAAAAAATTGGGGAACAATAAATGATTAATTATGGCTTATCTAAACGCAAACATTCCAGTACAATACACACAAATAAAAAGGGAATATCTTTATGACCTTAGAAAACATCATGGCGAAGTTGAAGACTGTATTATCTTTGGCATGTCGTCTATTACAGGCAAGTCAATCTTATTTCATTGCATCATGGAAAATGGTGCGATCTTCTACCGTTTACCAATTACTGCTTTTATTCAAAGAGGATTTAAACCAGAAGAAGTTCCTAGGCGTAGACTTGATGAGTTACAGCTTTGGAATTGTTTCAGTTATTATCCTTCTGTGCATTCTTGGGATATCTTAGACGGACAAGCTGGTAAATACATTGGTAAAGATAAAAAATGGCACTATGGTAAATACTTATTTACCATTGACTTTGCACATCCAGAGAGTAATATATTAGATACCGATCATTCGGAAATTCCGCACGAACATAAGTGCGCACATATCATAGCCCTTGACGATGGGAACTATGCAGCACAACCTAACAACAGATGTATATGGGATATACCTTCGTTTACAGTAAAAGATAATATTCCAGATTGGAAAGTCCAAACATCTGAGTGGAACGTTGAAAACACAAGTAAATGGAAAACAGAAGATACCGATAACTTTTTCTATGAAATTGAGGAGAAAAAACATGATTAAAAAAATTTGGAATAAAATTAAAAGTTTATGGAACAAATGGGTTGAATGGACTTTTAGAGGATTTTATAAATAATGGCTAAGACCTGTAAAGAATGTAATCACAAATGCCATTGTTCAGAAGATCTTCATGCAGATGAATATGGCGTTTGTGTCTGTGAGAAATGTGAGTGTTAATGAACAAAATAAGTTTGCTTTTAGCATTAGTAATAATATTTATAGGTGTAACTAACCAAACACAAAGCGCAGAAACACAAAGTAATGTTAGTGGTTCTAATACAAGTATTGAAGGTGGATACACAGGTGGTGCAACTACTTACCAGTCTGGATCTTCTTCTGCCACAACTACAAATAGCACAAGTAATTCTAATATAAGATCAGCACCTCCAACGGCATCAGCACCATCATATAACTCTATGACACAAGATGTATGTAGTACAGGCGCAT